CCTTTAGAACTAACGGACATGTATGAGAAGAGATTCTGGTACATGGTAGGAGAATAATCATGAGCAGATGCAGAGCCTGTAACAATGCTATGACGGATACTGAAATGAAACGTAAAGATCCTCACAGCGGAGACTATACAGACTTGTGCAGTGCGTGTTTGGTGGTGTCCGTTGAAGCCTTGCTTGAATTGGACGGTTTGGTAACGGACATTGACACAATTCAATTATTAGACGAAAGGGAGGTTGACTATATAGACGAAGCTGATATACTGCGGTACGTCCAAACTAAGGACAATAACTTTGAAGATAACTACTAATGGAGTAATTGGTATATGAACCAGAAACATATTGCTGAAGGTACAGTGGCCTTTCAATCACTAAGAAAGCATGACGAGTGGCAGGGACAGTCCACTGGTAAATTCACGCTCACTCTGAGCCTGCCGGAAGACGTAGCGGAAGCTCTACAGTCCGAAGGTGTAAAACTGAAGGACTACGAAGGGACTGCTCAGCGTAAGTTTAGCAGCCAGTACACAGTCCCCATCTTGAATGAGGACGGTACACCCTTTGACGGTGACGTAACCAGAGGCTCGCATGTACGTATCCTGTACAGCTATGGTAAACCCCATCCCGTTCACGGTACGTCTACGTATCTTGACAGGGTAAAGGTCTTAGATCTTGCGGAGACAACTCTTAGCGAATCACCGGAAGACTTCTAAGGAGAACATGACTCATGTCTGAGAACAAGTTTACAAGGCATGAGGAATGTCCGAAGTGCGGTAGTAAGGACAATTTAGGAAGATATTCAGACGGTCATGCTTATTGCTTTACCGCTGAATGTGACTACTTTGAACCTGCTACCGACACTCCGGTAACTGCATCCTCATTTACAAATGGAACCTATCAAAAGGTAATGGTAACGGAAATGACTGGAGTAATTGAAGCAATACCCGACAGGCGCTTGTCCAAAGAGACATGTAGCAAGTTTGGTGTGCGTATAGAGTTTGACCAGAAAGGTAACATTGCAAAACACCACTACCCCTTCAAAGATGCGGACACAGGCGAGACTGTCTGTACCAAAGTACGTATTGTGAAGGACAAACAATTCATGATTAACGGCTCCTACGGCAACAATCTGGGCCTGTTTGGTCAGGACACCTGTAGAGGTAGAGGTAAGTTTATTACCATTACCGAAGGTGAGCTGGACTGCCTAGCTGTATCTGAAATGTTTGACAGGAAGTGGGACGTAGTGTCTTTACGAACTGGTGCGGCATCAGCAGCCAAAGAGATCAAAGAGCAGCTAGAGTGGCTTGAAGGCTACGACAATGTGGTACTGTGCTTTGACAACGATAAGGCTGGTCAGATAGCCGTAGACAGCGTTAAGGATCTGTTTAGCCCCAACAAGCTGAAGGTCTGTAAGCTACCCCTGAAGGATGCCAGTGATATGCTTATGGCAAACAAGATCAGGGACTTTACAGCGGCATGGTGGGACGCTAAGACACACAGACCTGACGGTATCGTAGCGGGTGTAGACACATGGGATCATCTCATTAATGCTCGCAAGGTTAAATCTATACCATATCCATGGGCAGGTCTGAATGACTTGACCAAAGGAGTCAGACCCTTTGAGCTAGTGACGATAACCTCAGGCAGTGGCATGGGCAAGTCTCAACTCGTAAAAGAGATTGAATACTTCCTGTTCAACTGCACAGAGGACAACATCGGTATACTGGCTTTGGAGGAATCTCTGTCCCGCACTACTTTGGGTTTAATGTCAATGGCAGCTAACAAGCCATTACATTTAGATGAGGACGCAGACACCGCCAGTTTCAAACCTTATTGGGAAAGCACGTTAGGGTCTAACAGATTCTACTTGCTTGACCATTGGGGTTCAACTGGTGAGGAGACGTTAATGTCTCAGATAAGGTACTTGGCAAAGGCTATGGACTGCAAGTGGATCATCCTTGACCACCTGTCAATCGTAGTCTCAAGTCAGGAAAATGGTGACGAGCGTAAGAACATAGACGCAATCATGACCAAACTCAGGACTCTGGTTCAGGAGTTGGGCGTAGGTCTATTCTTAGTCAGTCACCTCAAGCGTAGCGGTGGACAGGCCCATGAGGACGGAGGGAAGATATCTTTATCTGAACTCAGAGGGTCACAGTCCATCGCTCAATTATCTGACATTGTGTTGGGACTGGAGAGGGATCAACAGAACGACGATGAGGACGTTCGCAACACTACGACAGTGCGAGTGCTGAAGAACCGCTATACGGGCTTGACTGGCCCAGCGTGTTACCTGAAGTACGACAAAACCACAGGACGTATGTTGGAGACACAAAAACCAGCGGAGGTTATAGGTGATTTCTAGTTATGACGACATTATAGAACGGGTTGTGACAACACCCATCATGACAACTTCTCATGAAAAGTCTATGGAGATGGGAACCCTGAGAAACTCAGTCACTAGAGGTGCTGGCAATCTCGTAGGGTTTGTAGGAGAAGGCTTAGTACATGAATACTTGCAGGAGCAGGGACAAATGTGCGGTTGGACTAACACGTATGATTATGATTTAGTGCTTGACGGTGATCTAACTCTTGACGTAAAATCTAAGCGTACTGGTTTTACCCCAAAGCTGGACTATGAGTGTTCCATCACGGCCCTAAACACTAAACAAAAGTGTGACATGTACGTATTCACAAGGGTCAAAAACGACATGACCGTAGGTTGGATACTCGGTTTCTTGCCAAAGGAAGAATACTTTGACAAAGCAACCTTTATGGAGAAGGGAACTGTTGACTCTTCTAATGGATGGAAGGTAAAATCGGACTGCTACAACGTACCGATAAACGAACTGAGGCCAATAAGTGAACTTATCAAAAAGCAAAACTCTGATACTTGACATTGAGACTGATGGGCTAAAACCTACTACTGTTTGGTGCTGCGCTACTAATCTGTTTGGTACTGTGTACGATGCTGAGACATTCAAAACACAGTTAGCTGAACATGCTGTAGAGAACATCGTAGCTCACAACGGCATTGGGTTTGACTATCCAGTTATGTCTAAGCTATGGGGAGTTGACTGGTCAAGCTACAAGCTGTACGACACCTTAGTCCTGTCAAGACTGGCAGATCCATCCAGAGAAGCTGGTCACAGTCTACGCCAATGGGGTGAGCGTTTGGGCTTCCCCAAAGGTGAGCATGAGGACTGGTCAAAACTGAGCTGTGAGATGGTTGCGTACTGTGAGCAGGACGTAGCAGTCACTGTCCGTGTTCTGGAGTGCCTTGAGGAAGAACTAAAAAACTTCAGCGATGAGTCAATAACGCTTGAGCATGACGTTCAGACAATCATTCAGAAGCAGATCAAGAATGGCTGGCTGATAGATGAGAAGCACACACATAATTTACTAGCACTATTGAAGGAGAAGAAATATGAACTTGAAGAGAATGTACAACAAACTTTTCTACCGCTCCCTGTATATGTTAAAGAGGTTACTCCGAAAGTTAAGAAGGACGGCACCTTTTCGGCGGTTGGCCTAAAGTTTCTGGGGGATCAGTCTGAGAATGTGGCTGGCAGGTTTTCTCGTATAGACTATCCCCCTTTCAATTTAGGATCAAGACAGCAGATAGGTAGATACCTACAGTGGTTTGGCTGGGAGCCTAAACTGTTCACTGAGAAGGGACACCCAATTGTAGATGAATCTGTATTGGGCACTGTAACGGACATACCTGAAGCAAAACTCATTGCTGAATACCTCATGATTCAGAAGCGTGTAGCACAAGTACAGAGCTGGCTGGACGCTGTTGAGGAGGACGGTAGAGTACATGGTTACGTAAACACTAACGGCGCTGTGACGGGCCGTATGACACACTCAAGCCCCAACATGGCTCAAGTACCTGCGGTGTACTCACCGTATGGCAATGAGTGCAGATCCTGTTGGTCTGCCCCTGAGGGCTACCAGATCGTAGGCTGTGATGCCAGTGGTCTTGAGTTACGTATGTTGGCACACTATATGAAGGATGAGGACTATACAAATGAAATCATTAACGGCGATATCCACACAGCAAATCAGCGACTTGCTGGACTTGAATCAAGAAATCAGGCAAAAACTTTCATCTATGCCCTACTATACGGCGCAGGAGATGAAAAGCTTGGAACAGTGGCTGGAGGAGGGAGAAAGGCTGGCAGAAACCTTAGAGAATCTTTCCTACATAATCTCCCATCATTTGCAAATCTTAAAGAGAGAGTTTCAGAAGCAGCAGAAAGAGGATACCTCATCGGGCTTGACGGAAGAAAGCTCAAAGTCCGGTCAGAACACTCTGCTCTAAATACCCTACTACAGTCCGCTGGTGCTCTGGTGATGAAAAAAGCTTTGACTCTTCTGGATGACTATGCTACAATATGGGGTATAGACTACAAGTTCGTAGGTAACATTCATGATGAGATACAGGCTGAGGTTATCAACGAGCGTACAGAAACTTTTGGTAGATTGGCTGTGTCCTGTATACAAGCAGCAGGTCTTGAATGGAAACTAAACTGTCCTCTGGACGGAGAATATAAGGTAGGAGAGACATGGGCACAGACACACTAATAGACGACATCTATGGCTTGGTGTCTACCAAAGAGGTTGCTGACGGGGTAGACATAGACAAAGAGATAGATAAGCTGGGCGAGTCAATCAAAGAACTAATGAAGATTGAGTTCAAGAAGGACAGACCTAAGGATACCAGAAGGCTACGCCTATCCAGCATAGGCAGGACTGACAGGTATCTGTGGAATCAGTATCACGGTACTGAAGGTGAGGAATTGCAGCCTCACACCTTAGTAAAGTTCCTGTACGGGCATGTCATAGAGGAGTTGGTCTTATTCCTTGCCAGAGCCTCTGGTCATGAAGTCACCTGCGAACAGAAACGGTGTGAGGTTGAGGGAGTTGTAGGTCACATGGACTGCAAGATAGACGGTGTAGTGACGGACGTTAAGTCCGCAAGCACCTTTGCCTTCAAGAAGTTTAAGGACAAAAGAGTACCTGAAAATGATCCCTTTGGGTACGTAGACCAGATCAAAGCCTATGCACACTCAGAGGGTGAGCGTAAGATAGCATGGCTGGCTATGGATAAACAGAATGGTCATTTAACTTTCTGTGAGCATGACTTAGACGATGAGTCTGACCCCATGCATGAACACCTCAAGGGGGACATAGCTGAACGTATACGGCATGTAAAAAAGCTAGTAGAGGGGCAAGAGCCTCTGGAGTTCTGCTACGAAGACGTACCGGATGGCAAGTCTGGAAACAGAAAGCTCGCCGCTGGTTGTTCTTACTGTCAATTCAGAGACAAGTGCTACCCAGATTTACGTACTTTTATCTACGCAAGTGGGCCAAAGTATTTAACAAAGGTAGTTAAAGAACCCTTTGTCTCGGAGATACCGGATGGCTTCTAAAAAGACAAGGTACGGTATGTACAGGTCAGGGCTTGAGAAGAAGTTCGCTGAGACATTACCGAGAAAGTTCATGAAGTATGAGCCGTATGACGTACCCTACACAACCCACAGGAATTACAAACCTGACTTTGTGTACAAAGACTGGCTGTTGGTTGAGTGTAAGGGGTTCTTCAGAGAAGGGGACACACTTAAATATAAATCAATACGGGACTGTCTGGAGGAGGATCAAGAGTTGGTCTTTCTTCTATCAGATCCAAACAAGAAAGTGAGGAAAGGAGCTAAGATGACAATGGGTAAATGGTGTGATAAAGAAAGATTCAAGCACTATACCATCGCTACTACACAAGAGTTGATTGACTATGCCAATGCTAATTGATGAGCTTAGAGAACGTATCCTACAGGAGTACGATGTAGACCTACTTTGTGAAGTCTTAGATATAAGCGCAGAGGACATCTTAGATGCCTTTGAAAACAGAGTAATAAATAAACTTGAAGTTTTTGAGGAGTTGGCGATTGAAGAGGAGGACGAAGATGTCTATTGACTTAGCGACTAAAGAGGAATGGGATTCAATTTTAGTGAACAAACCTCCTCATTACAATCAGGGAGGCATGGAGGCCATTGATTACATTAAGCAGCAGTTAGGAGAAGGTATCGTTGACTACTGTGAAGGTAATGTGCTAAAGTACCTACACCGTTGGCGCTACAAGAATGGCTTACAAGACTTGCAGAAGGCTCAGTGGTACTTAAACAAAATGGTTGAAGAACAGGCAGGGCTAGAATGAAAGTAATTGAAGGTAACTTTGGTGAAAAGACAAGTACAGATAAAGTCCCTGTGCCTGTTGTGTTTGAAACTTTAACTCAGAAGGAAAACTTAGAGGACTACAGGGATGCTTTCTGCATCGCTAAATCAGATGAGTACATTGTTATTTCTACCAATATGGACACAGTGGAATTGTACTTCTTGCTGGATCAATTAAAACTATCGCTAATAACTGGAGGGGAGTACGAACTCTGATGGATCAATATCAAGAATACATACACAAAAGTAGATACGCACGTTACTTAGACGAAGAGCAGCGCAGAGAAGACTGGGAGGAGACAGTAAACCGTTACGTCTCTTTCTTTACTGAGCGTGAGCAGATCACTGACACAGAGGCTGAAGAACTCTACAACGCCATTAGCAGCCAGAAGGTTATGCCCTCTATGCGCTGTGTGATGACCGCAGGTACGGCTTTGAAGCGAGACAATGTAGCAGCCTTCAATTGTTCTTACCTACCCATAGATAGCCCCAGATCCTTTGACGAGCTTATGTACATTCTTCTCAACGGTACAGGGGTAGGGTTCAGCGTAGAGCGAGACTATGTGAATCAACTACCAGTTATCGCTGACAGCTTCCATGACACTGAGTCCACTGTGGTTGTGTCCGACAGTAAGGTAGGCTGGGCAAGCGCCTTCAGAGAGCTTATAAGCCTCCTGTACGCCGGTAAGATACCTAAGTGTGATCTTACTAGGGTACGTCCAGCAGGAGCTAGGCTCAAGACATTTGGAGGCAGAGCCAGTGGCCCACAGCCTTTAGCAGATCTATTTAATTTTACTGTTGATTTATTTAAACTAGCAGCAGGGCGTAAGCTAACGTCACTGGAGTGTCATGACTTAGTGTGTAAGATTGCAGACATTGTTGTTGTAGGTGGTGTACGTAGGTCAGCCCTTATTAGCTTGAGTAATGTTACTGATAATCGTATGGCTAACGCTAAGAATGGTGAGTGGTACTTAGGCAACGGTCAGCGAGCCTTAGCAAACAATAGTGCTGTATACTCTGAGAAGCCTGACTTTGATACATACTCTTCTGAAATGAAGCGACTATATGATTCTAAGTCTGGTGAGCGGGGTATCTTCAGTCGTATTGCAGCACAGAAAGTAGCAGCACGTAACGAACGCAGAGACGCTACACACAAGTTTGGGACTAACCCCTGCTCTGAGATTATCCTACGCCCCTATCAGTTCTGTAACCTGTCTGAAGTCATTGTACGGGAAGACGACACAGCACAGACACTCAAAGAGAAGGTACGCATAGCGACTATCTTAGGGACTCTACAGGCTACTCTTACTGACTTCCGTTACCTACGTAACATCTGGAAGAAGAACACAGAAGAGGAAGCGTTGCTGGGTGTCTCTATGACGGGCATTATGGACTGTAAGCTGACCAATGGGTCTACAGGTGAAGAGGCTACAGGTAAGCTCCTGAGGACTCTTAGAGACATTGCAGTAGAGACTAACAAAGAGTGGGCAGACAAGTTAGGTATTAACCAGTCCGCTGCTATTACTTGCGTTAAGCCCTCCGGTACTGTCTCACAGTTGACTGACAGCGCCAGCGGTATTCACCCCCGATTCAGTGACTACTACGTTAGGACTGTACGAGCGGACAAGAAAGACCCTCTTGCTACAGCCATGATTGATGCAGGTTTCCCTCATGAAGAAGACGTAATGAACAGCTCTAACTGGGTGTTCAGCTTTCCTCAGAAGGCTCCTGAGAAGGCTGTGACAGTAGAAAGCATGGGTGCTATGGAACAGTTAAAGCTGTGGAAGGTCTATCAAGATAGCTGGTGTGAGCATAAGCCCTCTATGACTTGTTACTATAACGACGATAACTTCTATGCTGTCTGTCAGTGGATCTGGGAGAACTTTGACAGCGTTAGTGGTATCAGTTTCCTACCGGAAGCAGAGCATGTGTACAAGCAAGCGCCTTACCAGAAGATAGACAAGAAGACGTACCAGAAGTTACTCAAGGATATGCCCAAAGAGTTTGAGTGGGACATTGAAGAGAAGGATGATAATACCGAAGGTACTCAGACGTTGGCTTGTGTAGCTGGAGTCTGCGAGATATAAACTTAGGGGGCCTTGCGCCCCCTTTTGTTTACTGTTCTTCCTGTGGTTGTCCTGTAAGCATCCCAGCACCCTGTAGACCGTAGTTACCGGCTAGGGCTGCATTAGTAGCAACTCTAGGTAGCTGTCTGGCTACCTGACCAGCAGTAGGCCTAAAGTTTTGAGCTTCTTGAGCTATCCTCTGATTAACTCTTCTAGCAACACCCTGTCTACCTTTATCATATATAGGGTTCTTGCCAAAAGCTTTTGGATCTGCGTCTAAAGGCGAATATTCTCCTACGATCTCACCTCCCGCTAGTCTAGCCCTGCCTTGTTTAATGCCTCCTGCTTTATTGTAAATCGGAGCTACAGTTTCAACAGGCTCTCCTAATTCTTTAGCCAGTCTTCTTCTGGCTGACGCTTGAGACTCTCTTGTATTATAAGCGTCCTTTCCTCTGCCTTTGTAAACGTTGTACTGCATCGGTGGGAAGACAGTTAGCAAAGGCTTTCCGTCTACAGGATCAAAACCCATCATATCGTGCCTGTCACTAACAATAACATTCACATTACCGTCTCTATCCATAGTAGTAATACGATTGACACCCCCAAGCTCTTTAGCTCCTGCCTTAAAAGAATCTTGAAGGATAAACAAACCTTGATCTGCGTTCCACTCTAAGTTAGGCTCAGAGGCCAGTTTTCTTTGGGCAGTCATGCGGATTTCTAGCTGTTTCTCCGTAAGGGTTTCTCCGTTTTCGTACCTTCGTAGTATGTCCTTTTCTACTTTAGTTAAGGTTCTTCCTTTGGCTGAGTCAATAACTTGCTGAGGAGAAGCAGTCTTTAAGTTTATGCCTGTTTCATCAAAAGTGGTGAAAAATTTGCTTGTCCCTTCATTACGCTGCATACGGGCTTGATCCGTCATACCGTGTTGCTTATCAGGGTCTTTAACTACGATAGCTGTTTTGTCCCTACTGCCGTCTACACCCCAAGTTCTATATATCCTATCTTGCAGGTATTCTTGATTCTTTGAAGATATAGAAGGATTCTCAGGAGTTTTTGTAGCCATTGCTCGGGGAGCTTGAAACACCATTTCGTTAAACTTTTGTCTTGATGGCCCCATTTCGGAAGTTAGGACATTCAAGTTTTCAAAGTTTCTTTGTATAAACTGGGGTATGTCTTCACCCACCTGCTTTCTAAATAAATAGTTATAAGCTAAAGCACCTTCGGTCATAGACCCATAGCCTTTGTGTTTTTCATCAAAAGCTTCAAGAGCTTTAATAGCTTTAGGATCTCCTGCATCAGCTTTGGTTGCTAAGGCTGTCCTTCTTGCTACCAACGCCTCTGCTTTCTTAGCTTGCCTTACAAGACCTTTGGTAATACCTGTTTCATCTTGTAAAGCCAAAGCTCGCGGATTAAAAGCTGAAGCTAAAGCATCTCTAGCTCCAGAAGTTCCTGCTTCAGCTACCCCAGCGGCAACTAAAAGAGGATTTCCAGAATAAAAACCTCTAACTTCAGTAGGCATATTACGAGCAATAGCATTAGCCGCTCTAGCAACAGGTGTTACAGCTAAGACATTACTTATTGCTCCCAGATCTGAAGCAGCTTCAGGGTTTTCTTGAGCAAGCTTAATTACCTTACGGCCTATGTCAGTGTCAGCAGCAGACATAATAGCTTCTTGTAAAGGCTTTTCAATATTTCGTTGATACGCAGCCTCTACACCAAACTCATCAGGAACAACTAAATCTCCTATAACGCCTAAAGTATCTCCAGCAAGACCCCCAAACAAACCTATAACATCACCAGTAGATCTGAGTAAACGCTGTCCTGCATTGATTTCCCCAGACATAACCTTTTCGTTATTAGCTAAGGTTCTATCAACGTAGTCTTGAACAGTTTCTCCAGCTTCGTTGTAACCTTCTTGTAAAGCGGCTAGTAAACGAGAAGGCTCACTACTCGCTGCTCTGTCTTTAGCCCTAAGTCGCATATCAGCCATTACTTAACTTCCTCTTCTTCTCTAACATCCTGCATAAGAGCTATAATAGCAAGCCTGTCTGCTTTCAGTTGTTTTAGTAAAGCCCCATCCGCTGTTTTAATTGCTTGGTTTAAGCCTGTTAAGGTAGCACCTAAAGTTTGCTTAAGTGTCCCAGATCTTTGAGCAGCTCTTAGGGCATACATAGTCCCAACCACAGCACCGCCACCGGCTATATACGGCAAAGCACCGCTGTAAGCTAAAGCAGTTGTAGTTAAACCAGCAGTTACCGCTAAACCACCTACAGAGCTAGGAGCATTAAGACCCGTTGCTTTTTCTAAACGAGTAATAGCTCTGGCTACCATTGTTAAATCTTCAGCGTTAGACTTATCCGTTAAAGTGTCTAAAGCGTTGAACATTAAATTCTGTCTTTTTAGCTGCCTGAGTACATCAGTTTGAGGAACAGCTTCAGCAACAGAAGCGTTTATCTTTTGTCTAATAACCCGCAGTGCCGCTGCTTTTGCGTTTTCATAGTCTGCATCATAAACGGCAGGAGCGTTAGCTTTTAACTCTCTGTCTAAAAGTTTCCTAGCGTTTAAAAGACCAACGGCAGTACCGTCACTACTTAAGATAAGTTTGTTAGCAAGGCGTTGCATACTTTGTATGTTAGAAATGACAGCTTTTGTGCCGTAAAAAGTATCAGAGTTTACTAAGGCAATAAGATCTTTTTCTAATTCTTGTTGAATAAGCTGAGTGTCTACTTTAGGATTACCTTGCCCTATTATACGTTTCTCAAGACGTTGAGCGGCAAGACCTATTTCATCCTCAACAATATTCATGTTGTACGTTGCAGATCTGCTTGTATTTATTTTAGGCAATCCTGTAACAACGTCAATAGCCTCTTGTTCATACTCTGTAGGGTTGTAAGTTTTAGTACGCAAAGGGCCTTCTTCAGTTACTCTTCCTTCAGCCTTACCTATGTTTCTAGGCTCTAAAAGAGACTGAACACCTTCACGTTTATTAGTAAACTTTTGCTTATCCCCTGCAAGAATCATCTTACGTCCTGAGTCTTCCCAACCGTCAGTCAAAGCTTTTGTTTTACTAGCTGGGGCTACAAGAGCAGCCATGTCTACAGTAGACTCTAATACCCTAGCTTTTCTTTGGTTTTCTTCCGAAGAGTTTTTCCAGTTATTGTAGTCAGCAAAAGATTCTTTAGCCATGTTTAGAACAGGGCCAACCCACTCATTATTCATTATAAAATCACCAGCAGCGCTAAAAGCCTTTACAGCGTTATTCACAAAAGGTTCTTCTATAACGTCAGGGGTTGCTGCGGATAAGGCAGCTTTACCTACACCTATGATAGCTTCACCAGCGGCTGGAGCGACACCTTCCATTACCCCTAAAAAAGCAGCAGTAGCTTCAGGGCTTTGATACTCAGAAAACTGTAAACCCCCTTGTTGATAATCTTCTATAGCGCCGCTAACACCCGAAGTAAGTGTTTCTCTTGCGCCAGAAAGATCTTCAACAAGCCCAGAGCCTATCTCAGCAAAAGTCGGAGCTTGGTATCCTGTAGGCTGCTTAGGAGCGTAACCACCAAAGATTTCTTCAAGTTCTTCCTCAGTTGGAGGAGAATCACCTTCAAGACGTAGTGTTTTATTTGTATTTGGATCAGTAACAGTATATATCGGCATTATGTCTTACCCTTCTGTAACGGTAAATCTTCCAACTTGTCTACCCGCTGACTGCGGAGGTCTACCTTCACTGGTTAGCCTGATTAAGTCTAAGTAGTCATTTCTTTCTAAACTTGTATCTTTAGATAAGATATCAAAAGCTTTATCTCTCTGTCCTATCACAAATCTCTGAGCAGCCATAAACTCTTCGAGAACTCCTCTAATAGTCTCTCTATTTAGCGCCTTATCTCCAGCAACAGCTTGTAAAGCCAACTCAGCATCTTTATCCGACAAACCAGTACCAGAACCAAGAGCTTTAATAAACGTAGCCATTTCTTTAATACGACTAATTACAAAAGTTTCAGTGGCTTCAATGTTTGTTGAGTCATATTCTTGACCAGTAGCCGTTGAAATAAACTCGCCTATACGATCTAAGCCTAATTTAGCTCCAGCACCGGCACCTAAATACGCTTCATCAATATTGTTTAAAGCAATCTGGTTTGTTATTAAACCGTTTTGAGCATCTCCTGCTAATTCATTTAGCTGCTCAAAACTTTCCATACCCATTCTAACTACTTGCTCATTAACTTCTTTGTTCATAGCAAAGTTTTCGTTGACAGTTACCTTAGGAGCTGGAAGCAACTCTAACTCGCTGGCATTGACCCACTGTTTTGCATTGGGGTCAGTACCAAAGGCAGGGTTTTCAACTTGTCCTGAAAACTCATTAACTCTGTAGGCAACAGTATTCCCGTTTTTATCCCTAAAAAACTCATTCTTAGCTTTACTTCTTTCAGTTTTACCTTCAATAAGCTCTTTAAAACTTTCTGGAGACATATTCCTAATAGTAGCATCGTTCCACTGGTCTTCTGGCAATCCTGCCTGTGCGTAACGTATTTTACGCCCCGCAAGGCTGTTGACTTTTTCTACTTGATTAGTTTTAACTTCTCTAAGATCTTTAACAGTTTCTTGTAGTATTTTATCGTCAATGTTTATACCAGCCCCTGCTAACATTTGAGCTATATCTGAACGTCCAGCTTCATTAGCCTGAGATATTAATGTTTTAATAAATATTTCTTTTTGTTGAGTCTGTTGTAACGCCGCAGCTTGTTGTGCTTTTCTTTCTTGCTCTGCTTGCATGATTTCCTGAGCTTTCAATATAAGCGCTTGTTGTGCTACAGGGTCTTGTAAATACTGTGCTCGGATAATCATAGACTTTGCAAGGTCTTCAGGTTTAGACATATCTAAATTCTTAGACTCGGCAGCGGCTCTCTCAGGGGCTGTTTGCATGTAACTTGTGTCTATCCCTAAGTTACCAAACAAACTACCTACTCTACGAGCCAATGGGTCTGTAGTTCCCATTTGCTTGTACTGAGGGGCTGCTTGGGCTAGTCTACGAGCAGGAGCTGCGGGGTCTTGTCTACCAAAGTTTCTAATACTTTGTAATGTACTTTCTGATAATTTAGCCATTTTATTTATATATCCTTATGCTTATAGACCAATTGATTTTCTTAACCAATCAGGTAAGAAATCTAAATTACCACCACCGCCAGCGCTGTCTATTCCACCTAAAATACTACTAAATAAGCCCCCACCCCCTACACTTCCACCGATAACATTACCAGCAGAGCCTATAGCTTGTGCCAATAAATTTGACCTCATTTGTTGAGCTTGTAAGTTAGCGTCAAGTCCCGATGCGTAAGACTCTGCTTTCTCCATGGCAGCTTGTCTACGTGCTGTATCAGCAAGAGATGCTATGTTAGTACCTACCTGTAGTTGATTAAGCATTTGAGATTCAGGGGCATAACCGGACTGCATCATGCCAGCTAAGTTTTGCAAGTCTGCTGCCTGTATTTGTCTTGGGGTCATTCTAGCTTGCGTACCCATTCCAAACATACCTGAAGTTAAACCTTGCAACCCTGCGGCTCTTTGCAGAGCTTGTTGCTGTTCAGCACCTGATTGTTGCATAGCCATAAGGGACGCTTGGTTCTGAGCTTCTGCTTGAGCCTTAGCCATTGCTAGTTGCTCTGGTGTGCCTCCAAACTGCGCTGTGCGCGTACCTAAACGTCCTTGAGCAGCCATACGGTTTTCTAAGGCTAACCGCTGTCTTTCCTCTTCAGGTGATTGTAAGGCTCTTAGCTGTCCGTAAACTTGTTCTTCTCTAGCTGCTCTGTCCATAGACCCAGCATCTAAAGCAGCCTGTTGAGCATTAGACATTAAACCGCTGACACCGCCATAGGCTTGACTAGCTAATTGTTCATAAATAGGATCGTAAGCTGCTGTAGCCTGTGTAGCTAAACCACCGGCACCTCCAAAAAGTGTATCCTGTAAAGCTTGTTGTTCTGGAGATAAAGCTAATGCGGTACTACCGTCGGCAGTAGTTGTTGCTGTGCCTGTTCCTGAAGTTACCGTAAAAGGTTTAAACTGCATTTCACTGGCAGCAGTTGTCCCTATGTCTTCCATCCCAGTTTGTGCAGTTTGACCAAAAGCTTTAAGCTCATCGGAAAGACTTTTAAACTGACTTACATCAAAACCAAGCCCTAACAAATCATCAATAAGAGCCATTAGTATGTACCTCCAGTAATTGTTCCAGCAGTCAACGTACCACTAACATTTAAAGTAGGTATCGTAACGGTGCCTGTAAAAGTTGGGTTATTAGTGTCTGCTTTTGATGCTACTGCCGTAACAAGCGCATCAAACTCAGTGTCAAAGTCAGCTCCTTTGATAATCTTCGCTGCGTTGCCCGTAGGAAGAGTATCTTTGGCTGTAAAGTTTGTAGTCTTTGTATAGTTGCTCATTAGATCATCCTACCTATTAAAGCTTGAATATTAACTTCCTGCAAAGATAAAGCGTTTTGATTAATAGTAGCATCCATACCTATGGTTACTACCGTCCCTGAACCTGTTGTTTTAGTCTTTGGTCTGTCCACAATAATTGAAGCACTGTATTCTGAAGAAGACACGTTGTACTCGTTTACATTGAAGTATGCAGTTTTACTTCCAGAATCAATAGTTACAATCTGTTTAGCATACGCCTGAGTATAGTCGTAACCCCAGTTAATAACTACTTGCGCTCCCTGACCGCCTATGAAAGTCATTATTATTTCTTTTAAAATTTTTAGCCGTGATGTGTCCCCAAAGGACAACGGGTTACTAAAGTAAGACATATCATAAGACTGTCCGTAATCCTGATAGTTACTGTAAGTAGCAATACCGTTAGTGTTGCCTACGTACAGAGTACCGTCCTGTAGCCTCTCTAAGCCCCTCAGAGTCGTGTCTGACCATGTAGTAACCCTATGGGAGCCATCCTCCAAAACAGTCCTCATATCAAAACAGTAAACGTACTTTGAGTCAGAGAAAGACAATAAGTAAAAAGCTTCCTCAGGGCTGTATATAGACCTTAGGGGGCTGTTGACTTGTTGCGTGTTAATGTAAAGTAAATCATTACGAACATTCTTACTGATGTCCCTAACGGGCATTGACTTTTCTTGTATAGTCCTACCAAAACTTCTTAAGCCTTCACTGGACATAAATACTAAGTCAGTACCGGTAGGTTGAACAGTGTCTCTGTCAATACAACCAACATTAGCTATGGTGTCCGTTAAAGACATTGTAGATGGGTCTGTGGCCCCTTGATAGACAACAATGGAGTTTTTACCAAATATAATCAAGAATCCGTTATGGGCGGCTAAAGCCACAATCTCATCCAAACCATTAGGCCATACCTTACTAATATCTAAAGAGCCTGTGGAACCTCCAGACC